AAACGCAGGTCCCTTAAGCGTTGGTCCTATAAGTGCAGCACCAATTTGACCAATACCTTGTTGAAGGAATGAAAGGTCATTTTCATTAGTAAACACGCCAGGACTTACAATTCTTTCATTAGCCACTTATTATCTCCAAAAAATTATAGAATTAAGTCTTCATATAAATATGAAAGAAAAAATCGAAACTATAATTCAGATGGAATAAATTTACCAGAATCTATATCAAGAACACCATCACCATACTTTTCATTTAATGTTTTAACGAGTTCTGATTCATCATTTTGTAAATTTGCATAATCTGAAAATAATTTTTCTCGCAACTCTTTTGTTTGTTCTAATCTTTTGTTTAGAAGATATAACTCAATTTCAACTTGACCAATTTGTGCAGTTGTTCTTGCATACTTTGATTGCAATGATTTTACTGCATCAATATCTTCTTGATGAAACTCTTTTTCCGAAACTTGTTCGATGTTTTCTGACATATGAAACCTCTTAAATTGTGTATAAATAACATCTATAAATATGTAATAAATCTTTCAAAATTACATTTATCAATCAGTATTATCAACTTCATTTGTTTTAACACCCGGTGATTTTGTAAATTTATCAAGATTTTCTTTGTTTATTCCACTATCTCCTGTTGGTAAGTTTCTGTTTTCGGATGATATTTCAAAATCTACTATTTCAAAATCTCCCGATTGTTTTGCGGCATTCAAATCTCTACCAGCAAATTGTCCGCCACCAAATTGTCCAATACCAAATACATCTGTTTGTTTTTTGAAAGCAGGATTATTTGCCAATTGTTGTGCTTTTTCTTGATAGTATTTCAGTAAGTCTTCTGCAGATCTTGAGTTCAATCGTTGGAAACCAGCTGCTGTTTGTCCTGGTGGCAATACTCTTGGTGTTTGATCCGTGTTTATTGAACCAAATTCTTCGTTATTTTCTGCGATTTCTTGACGGTTTTTAGCAGTAATAGTGTTTATGTCACTAAATGCCTCGGAAACAAATACTATCTTATTTGCAGTTACCAATCGTGTTGTTGTCATTTGTGATGCAATGTTTTTCGGTAATAGATAAGCATGAACGAGTAATTGGAAAGATGCCCTAACTACTCTATCTTGACCAGTAGTATTGCTGTCTTCCATACTAACACTATCCATAAATGTAGAAAACTTGAAAAAGTTTTTATCACCGAAAGACTGACCGTTGAAATATATGAAATTTTCTATAATAAAATTTAATTGACTTTGGTAATCACACCACAATATGAAATCGTAAGAAACATCAACATAATCTGGCATTGGAGTCATAAAATACTCTGCCGGTTTTTTAGCATCATATTGAGTGCTAAATTTATCATAAGGTGTTGATTTATTGTATTTTTGTTTCATTATGTATGCAATCTGATTTATGGTTGCAACTTTATTTCTACGGAGAACAGAATTTATAGCAACATTTGATCTACGAAATGTTATCAAAGGTGTTATAGTTTTTCCTTTTTTATCTTTCAAATAACCATCTTTTTGTATAGATGCCCATTTTTCAGGATTAGCGTATATCGTTGGAACTGGCACAGATTGACCATTATCCTCAACTGAAAGTTGTATTTTTTGATCTATAAATGATTTCACTGCAAAATCAATGTCATATAAAGTTATACCCATATTACGAGTAGTATCTTTATCACGTCTAACCTGCAAGTGACGCATTTGACCTAAATCATATCTAGGATTTTGTATAGAATTTTTGTCATCAATAAAAGAATCCCGTGTTCTTCTCAATGGGGGTTTTCTATATTTGCTAGAGTTATTCATTATATGTTACTCGGTATATCATTATTATCAATAGGAACTGCCGGTCTAAATTCTTCAATGTGCAATCTAGATCTTCTTGTCAAGTGTGTATTTGCAATGATAGAAACATTGTGTCCCCATCTTTCAGTTGCAAAAGAATAATCAGGATTTTTTCCACCAAAGAATTGATTTTCTTGAATGGCATCTACTTCCCACCATTCACCATTGTATTCTATAACATCACCAACTTCTATAAAAATATCAACTTCTTTCAAGTATTCTCGTATGAATGCGAAATTTGATGTTTGTTGGAAATCTTGACCAAATTCCGTTCCTTCATATGTTTGTGGTTGATAGTCTATTAAAGCAGGAACTTTTATAGCACTATAATACACCTTTTTATCAGATTCATTATACAAATTAGTTTTTGTGTTTTCAATAGAAAGTTTATACACTGCAACTTCTGTGTCAATAATATCAACTATCAATTCCATGTTGAATTTATGAACAAGTCCGGCATCTCTTTGTCCGTGAAATAATGGCATTGTATTATCCTATGTAAATTGCTAAAGGTGTTCCATTTAGACTAGCAGCAAGTGCTTCTGTTTCCATTCTTTTTGCCTCTAACAATTTTGAACGAGTCATTGTGTCTAACATTGTTCTTAATTGATCAACCAATGCTTGTTTTTCAGTTCCAGCGGCACCCAATAAATCTGCAGCATTTAATGATGTCTCACCATTTGGAATTGGTATACTACCATATTTTCCTCGAATATATCCTAACATTTCTTTTGCAAGCGCCAATCCAAAAGAATATATCCAACTCTTTCCAACAGAATTTATTTGTGAATATACCATAAAATCATACGGAGCATTTGACATATCTGACACTTGACCATTTGGGTATTTCAATGGATCACTTCGTTCTTCTTTTACAATATATTCTATCCACAATTTGTAATTTTTAGTTGGTATGGGGAATATACGCAAATCATTATCAATTATTTCAAAAGAATATGCAGATTTACGCATCATGTCATTAAACTCAATCGCCTGAACACGCAATAGATCTGCATACATGGGCATTAACATAAATGATACACCGGTTGAATATGCACCAAATCCAAATGTATCAAGCATTGCCTGATTACCCAAATATGGATCATAAAAACGAATGGATGCTGGTGGAGAATAATGGTGAACTTTTTTAATTTCTATTGAACTACTTGGAACTTTTATGTCACGAATCAAAGTATTCAAATCATATCTTTGTTTTCCAACTTCAATATCAATGGATGATGAATAAAATTTTACATTACCATTTGTAAAAGTTTCACTACCATATTCTGTTGCAAGTTGTATTAAACCACCCATATTTGTAGATATATTTCTTTGCGTTAAATTTGAAGCAGTTGATGAACCCATTATACTTAAAAGATTCTGTTGTATGTTAAACTGATTTATATGATATGAATACTCATATATTGCCTCTTCAAAACAAGTGTAAAAATTAACATCTTGCAATTCTATATCAACTAATGGATAACCCAATCTCTTTGCACACCAATCTGAAAATTTATCTATGTCTGCTTGAAAATCAGCATCATTATCAAAAGTTCCAAACGGTGTGCTACCTGTTGCAAAACTAGATGAACCAGGCCAAATAGGAATTTCTACCATTTACTTCTCGGTTTTATTTTCATCAAAATACTTTAATATATCATCAACAATAGGATGACGGTGGTTTGTTTTTAATTCATAAACCCCTAATCCTTGTATCTTATCTTTCATACTAAATAAATATGGCAATCCAGAATCTTTTTTCTGTTTCAAATCTATTTGTGATATATCACCAGTTAGCATCATCTTTGAATTGATACCAAGACGAGATAATATCATTTCCATTTGTGCCTTAGTTACATTCTGTGATTCATCAACTACAACACAGGCATTTACAAATGTTCTACCACGAAGAAATGAAATAGGAGCAATTTCTATCTTATCTTCTGCCATTAACTTTTCAATTTTTTCTTTGCTATAAAGCATACACATATTTGCGTGTATAGGTGCTAACCAAGGATCCATTTTTTCTTTTATATTACCAGGAAGAAATCCCAAGTCTTCGTTTGATACGGTTGGTCTTGTAATTATTATCCGTTCTACCTCACGGTAAAAAAGACATTCTAAAGCAATTTGTGTTGCTAATAATGTTTTACCAGAACCAGCTTTACCAACAAAAACAGAAATATCATCACGAAGTGCTTCTGATTTTATTCGTTTTTGTTCCTCATTCAATGTTAATTGAAATTGGATTTTATTTTTTATAGTTTTTCTTCCTTTTTTTATTCCTGATGTATTTAGACTCGAACTTTCTTCTTCACTCAATAAATTTTGTTTATTGTCAAATTCCTCGTTATATTCAGAACTCATAATGGCTCCTTACAATAATTTAGAAAGGGTATCTCCCATTGACTTTACATCTGTTTCGATTTTGGAAAATATATTATCCAATTTCTCAACCTTATGGGTCCATTCAAAACCTACAATGGCAATAAATTCCGAACCTTTTATTATCGGATATACTACCGCTGATTTAGACCCTCTCTGTGAAAAAAATGCTTTAGTTATTAAGTCCTCTATATTATCTACAACAGGATATACCGCCTTATGATTTACTACATCTTCTACAAAGTTGGAATAAAGTGACATCGGTAAGTTCTGATATTGCTTAAACTCTGTACTAACACCTTCTTCAAGTGATTCAAATGATGTTGAGAGTTTGGTCATAGATTTGCCTGTTTTGTATTTACCACCGTTGTGTCTTTGAAGAATGAATGCACGTTGGCATTTATATTCTTCTAACAGTTGGTCTAATATGGTTTGGATTAGTTTGGAATGAGAAATCTCTCGGTCAATTCTTTTTTGTTTGTATTCACCGTATTTATATCGTAGGAACCAGGATAAGAAAACACCAAGTAGTGTTGCCATACTGGATACAGCAAGCGATATTATGTCCATGTATTGAATTTGAGTTTCCATTTGTAATAAATAGCAAGTAGAAAATAAAAAAGGGTAACGATTGTCACCCTTTATGAAAAATTATTTTTTAACGTAAAATAGGTTTCCTTCACTTATTTTGAACTTGCCATTTGGATTGTAAGATTCAACTTTTTCTTTATCAACAACATCTGTTAAGTTTATCAATATATTTGCAACAGTCCAGCACAAAAGAGCATAGTGAATCACTTCTACTGTGCTAACAGCAATTCCAACTCCAGGAAACAATGTAGTTGCAACAAATTCAACTGTCATTTTACCTGTGAATTTTTTTACAAGGACTTCAAGCATCTCGGCGAATAAAGTTCCTAATAATTCAAATGTATAAACACCCGGACCCCCAACAGTTTTGGTTGCATTTGAAAATGCAGCAAGTGCCTTTGGACCCGCCCATTTCGCAACAACTTGTCCTAATTTAGCAAAAGGAATAAACACCCATTGAATCAACTCTATTGCATAATGAACAACTTTTTTTAATGCAGGATTTTTTATAGCATCATCAAGATGTTCTACTGCGTGTGCCTCTGATATGTTATTTTTTTTACGATTTCTTTTGAGTAATTCAGAAACAACATGATAATCAGACAATAATGAATTTCGTTTACCGATTAAACTTTCTAACTGTGGTATTGCAGTCAATCCTTGTTCTGCAGATTTTGCATCAATTTTTGGTTCTTCATCAACTGTTCCAGTTCCTGATAATACATCCTTTTCCCATTCTGGTGCAACTACCCATTTTTGAAACCAAGAAGTTTTCCACCAACCACCAGTTTCAGCAAGTTGTTTGATTTCTTTTTTGAAATCCGGATCATAAATTACCTTTTTATTCTTTATACTATTAACAATTTCTTGACCAGCATTTTCTACATTTGCACCTATATTGCACAATTTCAATAATCCATTTTTAGCAGAGTTGATTACTTCTTGTACCAATTCTTTGAACTCTCCCCAAATTGCTTTGAGTTTGCTCCAACCACCTGTAATTGCTTCTTTTGCCTTATCACCAAGTCCTTTCAAACCATCCCATATATCGCCGAAAAATCCTTCACTCAATCGAATTTCCATTTCATTTGATTTTGAAATGAATCTTACGTTATTATCTAACTCATTTATAGTTCCCTCTGTCAATGATGTTGTTTTCGTTTTTGTAAACAAAATTCTCATTGCCTTTTGTTCATTTATTGTAAAAACTCTAGATCTAATTAACGAGTTAATTGTTGTTTCATTGAGAGTTATTGCACTATTTCTAACATCATTCATTCGTTGAATTGTATTCTTTTGAGACATCACTTCATTGATAAGATGTTTTAGAGAATTGTTTTTGTTATTTTTCATAGGTATTTCTTTCCGACTGTTTAATATAAACTCAATTTACAATAAATATGTGATTGAAATAAAAAACCCCATGTAAAATACATGAGGTTTCTTTTTTAACATTGAGGTGAATTTACTTCAATTTATTTTTAAGAATACTTTTCAAGCTTTGTTCCACAAGTGGTCTCAATAAGTTTGAAAGTTTTTCTTGTAGTCTTTGTTTTTTAACTTTTTTCAGATATGATTCTTGCAATCTCTTTTGATTCAATTTATTATAGTCTTTGAGTTTCTTAATAACGGATTCTCGCAATGGTTTTTGACCACGACGCATACGATAATATGATTCCATTTTTGACTTAACGTCAGGACTATATGGTGCCTTCAAATCAATTTCACCGGCAGCTATTGCCTTAGCAACATTATCTACTTCTGTACCATTTATCACGGGCATTTCAATACGAGCAGGAGCACCAGGCATTATTGTTTTTGGTAATTTATCGGCATTAGCCATAACTGCTTGTTTGCCTTTTTCAAAATCACCACCGCCTAATGTTTCCATTGCTTTTGTTACATCTTCTGGTTTAGTTTGATTTCCTTTATCGTCTGTATATCCCTTTTCTTTCCATTCGTCAATCAATTTTTCAAAAACACCACCTTTGAAATCTGCAATGTTTCCCTTGCCTGGATTTCCACCACGACCAAATTGACCAACTGTTACAACATTCAATGCACTTACAAGTGCCTTTCCAGGAAGTTCTATCTGTGTTGCAGTAATACTTGCACCTGGATCACATAGATATGTTGCAGCCCATCTATGATGACCGTCCATGATGTAGTTATCAGCAGAAATTATAGATTCTAAATCTCCTCCAGGACCACCACTAAATGGACCAACTTTGTTCAACATACCGATTGCCATTCCTAATGCCTTTTCAGGTATAATTTCTGTTTGTGCAGCTTTCAAAGCACTTGCAGGAACAGAAGTTTTTTTCCCAGCAGCGGCATCATCTTTTGGATCACCGTCTTTTGTACCACCACCGATAGCAGCTTTTGCTGCATCTTTTGGAACTTTACTCAAAGGAATTACATCTGATTTCCCAAGGATTTCATCGTCTTCAAACAGTCTTCTTTTTTTGTTAGTCTGTTTCATAAATTTTCCCAATAATCTTAAAAAATACAAATTTGTAAAAAAGAGTGATCTGTTTGAACACTCACAAATAAATATATGTTAAATTAAAAAAAACAAAAAAAGGAGTGAGAAAATCTCACTCCTTTATTTCATCAACCCAAAATGGTTTAGATGTCACCGAGAGAATCAATTTGGATAAGACCATAGAACTCTGGACGAACAATCTTTTTCGCATAGCGAGTCATCACGCCTTTTCTTGGTGTGAAGTTTGATGGATCGTATACCAATGGTGTCATTACAAGTGGAATGTATGGAGCATACACAGCACCAGTTTCGAGGAATTGTGTTCCACGGAAACCTACAAGAACTTGGTTTTCAAGCATATATGGATTCTTGTAAACTGTGATACGGCCATTCAACTGACCAACTTTTTGAACACCCATTGCGAATTTCATACCTTCACCATCAACTGCATAGCCAGGCATTGATTCAAGTATTGTAGCAACTTGTGGAGAACATACGAGGAAGTTTGCACCACCACGAAGTGTTTTCTGATGAATTGCGTTTGATACTTTTTGAATCTTTGTGCCAAGTGTTTGGAACCAAGTTTGTTGGTTAAACGCAGAAGCAGCAGCTTGGTTTGTAGCATAGTCACTAAACAATCCAGTAGCACCATCATATGTGCGACCGATACGTGCTGACCATCTTTCTGTTGTTTGTGCATTCTTAATCAACATATCAAGAATTTCCAAATCAATTTCTTGTGAAATGTATTCAGACAACATAGATGTCAATTCAGCTTCAGCATCGATTGAGTGATATGCATTCAAATCTTGTGCAAATTCAGGTGTCCATACTGCCTTCAACTTACGTGTTTTAGCAACGATGGACTCTGAACGCAATTCAAGATTGATTTCTGGTATACCCAAGTCTGCACCACTTGATAATTCTTCAAAGTCACCACGTGTTGTAGCAGTTGGTTGTTTCTCATAAGCAATACCTAATGTTGCAGGAGCAGCAGAAGCAGAAACAACGCAAGTAATGGT